CGTCGGCTTCCTGACGCATTTTCTTGAATTCAGCGGCAGCTTCCTGCGCGGTGGACTCAATGAAAGTCTTGTATTCTTCTGCGGTTGCGAGAGTCTCACTCTCAAGCATTGCGCGGTAGTCAGCAGCGGTTTCCTTAAGGACTTCCGAAGTGACTTCTTGGTACTCTTTGACAGTCTCAAAGAGAATTGCTTCCTTCTCAGCATACTCGGCACTCATGTTACGTCCGAGGTCGTAGGCAGCTTCCTTGAGGAAAGCTTCTTTCTCTTCTACGTCCTTCTTGAGTTGTGCCATTTCTGCAACGAGCTTGGCGTTCTCTTCTGCGAGAACCTTATTCCGTGCCTGTACGTCGTTGGTCTTTGCATCGACGCGAGCATCAACGGTCTTGCCGATCATTTCGACAACCTTTGCTTTTACTTCTTCGGAAATCAACTTCTGATCGATTCCTTTAAAAAGTTCTGCAACTAATTCGTTCATAGGATGCTCCCTGATTATTATATATTTATATTGGTTTAGGCTAAGTCATTCAAAAATTTTTCTATGGACTCAATCAAGTACCCATCGCGGTCCTTTTTAGGAAGCGAGCGAAGTGCTTGGTCGAGGTTTTCATAGGCTTTTACTGAGCGACGTAGAGAGGATTCTGTATACTGTCCACCTTGGATAATATAGTCTCTACTTTCATAGATACCGTTAACGAAACCTTGTGGTGCTGATGGGTCTGCAACGATATCTTCTGCAATCAATTCGAATTCAGTTACGATATTTGAATCTTCACCGAAGCGACTTACTGCATCTTCATAGAGTCCTGGCTTCTGCTGGTTAGGTGAGTTCAAAGCACCCATGCCACGCGATGAAGTTCCAAGCTGTCCATCTGCCTTGATGATTGTATCTGCGATACGACCATATTCTGTATCAAGTAACTTTGCGCGTCCAAGAACGTTATTACCTTCCCAACGCAATTCTGTGATCATATGTGAAACACGGTGAAGGTTAATCTCAACCCCTTCTGGATGACCGAGTTCGCCGTATGAGCGTTTCTTGTCGCCAGTCATACGTTCGTTTACGTACTTCTGGACGCACTCTTCCATAAGTGCTTTTGGATAGATTCTTCCATTGCGGTTCTTGACTTCACACTGAATGAAAGGACCGACGATCTCGGTTACTTTCTTTACAGATCCGTCAGCCATCTTCTCTTCACGAATTACAACATCTTTAATTGCTGTACAGTTGGGAGAGTTTGCTTCGGTGATGAGCTTAAATAGCTTCATGTTTAAAACCTCTAAAACTATTTATACTATTATTTTGATTGTTGATTTGAATTCTTGAGCTTTTCAGCAAACTTCGCAATGAAATCTTTTCCCTTGGAATTCAAGAGGCTATTGAACGATGCTTTTACAAGCTTTGGGAAGGCTTCGTTAGCCTTGACATAGTTGCCTTGTGCCAACGAATCAATCCATTCCTGACCCTGACGGGTGATTTCTTCTCTTGCCATAACTATGCTCCTTGCCTTGTCTACATGTATCATGTCTACCTTTTGGTCAAAGCGATCCATTACCTTACGTGTGAACATTGGATCGGTTTCTGGTAGCTCCGGTGTTTCAAGCTTCTGTTGTGAAATTGAGTTATCCCATGCACCTTCCAAGTCTCCTGGGGACAGACCAACCTTGTGTGCCTTGAGTGTGATATAAGAATTATGTTCTGCTAAGCGTTCCATATTATATCCTTATGTTGGACTTGGTTCATCTGGTGGTGGAGCGCCCGCGTCTGGTTCTGCACCAGCGTCTCCACCAGCATCAGGTGGTGCGCCTACATCGGCTCCTGCGTCTGATGGTGCGCCCATGTCGCCGCCGAGGTCGCCCATACCACCGCCGCCGCCATCTTCGCCTTCGGCTTCTTTCTCAAGACGCTTAGCGATTTCGCGTTCGACGTTGCGAAGCTTGACGTTTTCATCCCAATCGTTAGGCTCCATATCAAGATACTTCTTGATGACCCACTCCTGCGAGAGAGGCTTGTTATCTGTATCGATAAGACTCTCAAAGTTCTTGAATACCTCAAACTTGAGGGCGAGCTTCTTGGAGTTCAAGAACATCTCATAGAGATTGTTGCTGAACATTTGAATATCGATGTCCTCGTTGGTGATGCCGTATTCTGCGGCGATACCCTTCAACTTCAAATGAGTCATAAAGACATCTTTCAAAGCTGCGGTGAAACGGTTAGTGAAGCGTCGAACATCTTTGAGGAACTTTAATTCATCATGATTGATGTCGCCCTGTGCGCCGAACTGAACTTTCTTATCTTCTCCCCAACGGGACATCGGAATATTCATTGCGAGGTACATGCGCTTAAGGAAGAACTCAACGTCCTGTATCTGGTCAAGATGCTGACCACCAGGGAGAGTTTCAACCCTAGAACCACGACCTCCAGCAAAGACTGGGAAATAGTAATCTTCGGTCATGGCGATAGGATCAAGACCCTCAGTAACGTCACCCGTGGTTGGGTCGAAGAATTTCTTCTGACGGTGGTTCTGGATAGTATCTTTCATGTACTGTTCTGCGCGACCCTTTGGAAGATTACCAACGTCGATATTGAAGATACGACGTTCTGGTGCGCGAATGATACGATAGATTACGAGAGCATCTTCAAGCAGCTTTAAGCGACGGTACGTTACTTTAGCTACTTCAAGGAACGAATAGACGGAGATATCTTGTTCATTTTCAGAATACTCAGTCATGCCCGAATTGGCATATGCAAGCATATCCTTCGGCAACTGTAAAAGCTCCGAGGTCTTTTGTGAGTGATAGGTGAAGAAGAGAATTTCTTCAGCTTCAAGATCACCGTAGACAGGATATACAAGCTGCGTCATGAGCTTCTTGATACGGGTAATACCGGCTTCTGGTTCGTCGTTGTCAATTACCTTTTCAAAGAATACTTCACCGTCAACCATGTAGTCACGATACCACTTATCAATGTTCTCATTGATACGGATAGTCTCAAACATGAGAGTCTTGAACTCTGCCTGGATTGTCTTGCGTTGCTGTTCACTATCGTTCAGAGACTTGTTCTTGATTTTAAGCTGGAGACAATCACCATTGTCATCAAAGTTTACAGCTTCATTAACGTGTTCATTTATTGCGAAAGCAACGACAGGGTACTTAGCCATTTCACGATAGACGCGAAGGCGTTCCTTCTTGTTGTTCTCGACACGGTAGATCAATTTGGAGAATACGTTCAACTGGCTCTGGAAGTCACCTACAGCAATGTCCTTGAGTTCCGATACAGCGATCTTGTTCTTATCCTTCTTGATTTCCTTTGGATCGCTGTTACCACTTACTGCATTGAAAATAGCCTTACGAACGGTAGCAACTTGCTGCTGCTCCTGGGGAGTCATGTTCTGACGGCGCTTGTTCAAGCCACCACGATACATAAAATAATCGCCTAATGCCATCAGATTACTCCCATATTTGAATTGTGGACCTTGTTGAAGTCCCTCAACTCTTGTGTAGTCTCATCCATATTTATATCTTTTATATGCTTCATATGGATTGGATTGTATTGACGCCACGCGGACTCGACATCAGGGTTACGTAAAAACAAGGCTTTTAAGATCCTAAAACTGAACGCATGAGGATGCTCTGGAGCCATGCCTCCCATTGTACCATTTTTGAAATAGAACTTGGCGTAATCTTCAAGGAAGATATATGGGTTTCTTAAAACACGTAAGTCAAGACCGTGTATCTTCCGGTCACGTCCAATAGCCGAGAAAACAATGATGGGGTTAAGCATCATGGGTTTCTTCATAGTTGTATCTAAGTTATCGTAGGTGAACTTATAAAAGTAACCACGTTTCATTGAGTGGAAGTTAACACCACCGATATTACCGGACAATAGTTCCATAAATAGATTATAATACTATTTATGTCAAAATCTCATGTAAGTCGCTCTGGTTGGCGTAAGGGTGTTTATAACCCAATCAATCCACAAAAATATAAAGGTGGAAAAGCCATCATATTCCGCTCGCAATGGGAATTTAGAATGATGCGGTACTTGGATATAAGTACTAATGTGTTGGAGTGGATCAGTGAGGAACCATTAATACCTTACATGAATCCGAACACTGGAACCGTGTGGCAGTACCATCCAGATTTTTTAATTAAAGTCAAGACGCCAACTGGACACAAGATCCAGCTTATCGAAATCAAGCCGTATAAACAGACAATACCCCCGGTTGTAACCGAGGGTAAGCGCAAATCAACAATGTTACGAGAAGCACAGACCTGGGATCAGAATAAAGCTAAATGGCATGCAGCCAAAGCTTATTGTGATAGTCGTGGATGGGAGTTTAAGATTTTAACCGAAAAGGAACTTTTCGGATAGCACGGTCAGCTTCTACGACTGGCGGTGGACTTAGCTTCTTGATGACCATACGATACTTCTCAAGATTGTCCATCATTTCACGGAGTTTCTTGTCGAGAAGATAGTTAAAGAACTTCGAACCATCTGCGAGTTTGTATTCAACCAGATACTTTTGAAGGCGATCAAGAAGTCCCTGTGGAATCAAGTTCATGTCGATCAACTTACGGTTCCTATCATAGTTCCTGCGGAATTCACATGGTTTTCCTTCGCCATCGACTTCCTTAAGAAGCTTTTGAAGCTCACCGTTAGCGATCATCTTTCTGGCTTTACCATCAGCGACTCCGCGACGGCAACCAGGAATGTTGTCTGACTTATCACCACAAATGATCTTGACTGTCAGTTCAATCTCAGGATCTACACCAGTGACGTATTGCTTTTTGTTTGGAGTCCAAAGCTTCGTGTTAGGATATTTCAAAAGCTGAATGTAGTCGCCGTCTCCAGTAACGATTGTCTTTTCATCTTCGGCTGGTAAGTTCTTTACAAGCCATCCGATGATATCGTCTGCTTCCAAATGCGGAACAAGTGGAACGTAGAACGGGAACACGTCATGGAGTTCATGAACGAACTCTTCTAAAAATACATAGAACTTGTTCCAATCTACAGTGTCGGCGGATTTCTCACGAAGAGCCTCGCGTTGTGCTTTATAGATTGCGGAAAGTTCCTTGCGCCAGGATTTTTTGTAGTCTACTCCGATGTAGACGGCATCTGGCTTAAATTGATTAATATATGGGAAAATACCGTGCGCTAGAAGCGTGTGGCGAAGGTAGCCGAACCCAGCAACTTTTATATCGGCTGCCTTGGCGAAGAGGTAACGATGAGCCAAGTGCCCAAGGTCAATTAATAAAACTTTCTTCATGTATCCAGTATAACTTGCGTTCGAAAATAATCAACAAAAAAGCCGCCCATGGTAGGCGGCTTTTTCGTTTAGCAATTTTTTAAAGGGAGATTACTTCTTCAATTCGGCAGGCTTGACAGGTGTGCCAGCCTTGTTGGCGTCTACTGAGCCGCCCTTGTCGCCCTTGTTCAATCCATCGTTGCCCTTGTTGAGCTTGTCATTCAATGGAAGTCCAAGTTGCGAGCGGAGTTGGTTGCGGAACTCGGATGGCTTGAGCCATTCCTTCGGAGCAGCGCCAACGCCTTCCTTGCGATCATTTGCCTTAACGTCGGCACCTTGAGCTACTTGCTCTGCCTTCCAATCCTTGACTGCGCCCTTGACGCCTTCTGGGCGCTTGACGGGCTTGACGCCGTTACCTTCTGGCTCACCGGCTTTGCCGTGTGTCTCGCCAGCTTCCTTGGCACCAGCAGCAGCACCCTCTTCGCGCTTGACTTCGGTAGGCTCAGCCTTACCTGTCTTGACGCGGCTAAAATACTTGCCACCTTCGGGGGTTAAGCGGGCACCCTTGTAGGAAGCCTTTGATTCTTGGAGCTTTGCTTTAAGAGCCTTAAGTTCCTTGAGTGTTGGAATTGCCATGATAAATCTCCTATGATATATTTATATCAGATGATGTTTAGTTTTTTGAAAATTTACGACAAGCCCTGCTTGCCGCCATTTGGCTTGTTTAGCTTGTCATCCAATGACAAACCGAATACACCACGGACCTTGGCGCGGAATGCGTTTACTCCGTAGCCCCTCTTCGAAATTTCGGCACCACCAGCGGCACCCTCTTTACGATCTACACCGCCCTTACCAGCAGCCTTCTTCTCACCTTCGAACTCTTCGGCAGCTTCGGAAGCGCCTTCCTTGTTCTTGTTGGCTGGTGCGGTTTCCATCTTCTTACTAGCATCGAACTCTTCAGCAGCGCCTTCAGCGCCGTCCTTGCCAGTTTCTACCTTGGCACCCTTATGGAGTGGTTCTGAACCTACTTTCCAGCCTTTGTTGCCGTAAAGTTCCTTGGTTGACTCTTGAAGCTTAGCTTCAACTTCCTTCCACTTCGATTCGATGTCTTTGATATCCATGGGAAAAGGCTCCTTATATTAATCTATTTATACTGATTCTGTCTTTGGCTTTGTATAAAACCAATCTTCATGATTTTTATACTTACTGAAATAGTCATTCATGAATATAGACTTCTCAATGATTATATACTTGTCTTTATAAACAAGATAATTCGACGGATATACAGGATTACGTTCCATGCAAAAATCTATGAATACCTGTCTTTCAAGGCATACAAATCCGCTGCGCTTCGAAGTAATTCTGAAAATAATAAGCATCTTCTTATCAACTTTAGCAGCGTCTCCAGTTGCTTGATCGATCCACTTGTCCAGATCCTTGTCCTCACCATTCATGATCTTATGAAACATAGGAGTATCATCATACGCCTTCGATTCAAAAGAGAACTTCATCCAGGTTGGGGTAATGATGTCGCCAGTTAATGTACGCTTTGCCTCATCATTAATATGCATATTCTTATTGAAATTGAATCCACCCATAAAAGCTCCGCTGGAGGGTACTCTTCTAAATATGTCACCTGGAAATAATATTTCCATCTCATGACATATATCACGCTCAGCTACCTTACCTTTACGGCAGCCGTTTACCTTCTTCTTTTCCTTCATCGTCTTATCTTCTGGAATAGAAGCTACATCAATATTGTCTAAAATTTCGTCTATGTCACCCATATAAAAATTATATCACAATTATTTAGGTTTTACAACCTTATACATATTACTGATCGTGCCGCCATACCCATACTTAGCATCTAGTTCGTAGATTTTAGAAGGGTTCTCACTTTGAATGGCATCCTCAAGTACATAGTAAATCTCTTCCAGTGGGTTAGAGAATTTACGCTGTAATAGAACCACCGCATGATCCTTGTCGGTCATACGGTGGTAGTTATTATTCTTGATGAACGTGTACAGATCCGCTTTCGGCGCATCTATTTTGCTCATTATACGAGTCCTTGCTTCCTGAGTTCTTCATAACCCTCGTTGATGCATCTATCGACATCGATGCCACGGGTACTTGTGGTCTGGTAGCCGTATGACGAGTCAACCTCGTTCATTTGTTCAGTCTGTCCGTGCTTCAAGCTGAGAACTGCGTCATCGAAAATCTTAGCGACATCAACGCTTGGGTTCTGGAAGTTGCTCATGACATGACCGATTGCAGTCTCGCGTGGCGACATGTGCAAGCTGTTGTTCTTGATGTAAGCATATATATCGTTTGGAGAGATTTCCTGCGACAAGTTGCGGAGTGGGGTTCTGACGAACATTGGCTTAACCGAGGTAACGTTAC